AAGTGTTGATGGTTTGAAAGAAATATTAGGCAGAATTAAACAGAAAGTGGAAGGCATTGGACAACCTGAAATGGAAGAAAAAGATGATTGGCATCCATCAAAACATGTAACAGATCCACAAAAACAAAAAGAACTTGAACCATATAATAAACTTGTAGACCGTGGAAGCGCAGCTGATCGTTTTGACTATCTAGATAAAGCCGGTGTTAAACGTGATCAACCACAAGACGAAGGCTCTAAGCAAGATTTTAGAACACATGGTATGGACAGCAAACCAAGCAAGGAAAATCCAAAAGGTAATCCGCCTCCATTAGATTGGAAGGTGGATCCAATTCAAGCAGCAACAGATAGGGCACATGACGCAGGCTCAAAACTATTACAAAGATTAGCAGGCATTAGAAAAAAATAATTGGCAAAAATAAGCAGCCATTAAGGTTGCAATGATAAATAAGACTGTGTATAGTTAACGCTATGCACAGTTTTTCTTTTAGTCAGTTGGCTTTAAGAAAGCGGCATAATACATTTTATAAAGGCAAAACATTATGGCAACATTAGCAGAAATTCGCGCAAAACTTCAAGCAAGTTCTCAACAAAACACCGGAAGCGCAAGCGGTGGAGACAACGGCATTTATCCACATTGGAATATGCCAGAAGGTACAACTACTACAGTTCGTTTCCTTCCTGACCAAGACCCAAACAACACTTTTTTCTGGATTGAACGTGCAATGATTAAATTGCCGTTTGCAGGAGTTAAAGGTGAAACAAATAGCAAACCAGTTACTGTACAAGTTCCTTGTATGGAAATGTGGGGCGAGACTTGTCCAGTTCTAACTGAAGTCCGTCCATGGTTTAAAGACAAATCGTTGGAAGATATGGGTCGTAAGTATTGGAAAAAGAAATCGTATTTGTTCCAAGGCTTTGTACTTGATAGTAAACTACAAGAAGATGGTAAGACTCCTGAGAATCCAATCCGTCGTTTCATTATCGGATCACAAATTTTTAACATTGTTAAGAATGCGTTGATGGATGCTGAGATCGAAGAAATGCCCACAGATTATGTTCGTGGCTTGGACTTTAAAATTGCAAAAACCAGCAAGGGTGGATATGCTGACTATTCTACTAGCACCTGGGCTCGTCGTGAACGTGCTCTTGCTGAAGCAGAACAAGCAGCAATTAAACAATTTGGTTTGTTTGATTTGAAATCTTATTTGCCTAAGAAGCCAGGTGAAGTTGAACTCAAAGTTATTGCAGAAATGTTTGCAGCATCGGTTGACGGTGAAGCATATGATGGCGATCGTTGGGGTCAATACTTTAAACCAGCAGGCTTTGGTGGTAGTGGTTCGGCAACTGGTAACGCAAGTACAGCAGCACCAAAAGCAGCATCAGCAGCAAAAATTGAGGATGATGACATCCCTTTTGAACTTGCGGCAGCAACACCCGCTAAAGTGGTTGCAGAAGAAGCACCAAAGAACGAAGCAGGATCACGTGCCGCAGATATTATTGCAATGATTCGTAATCGTAACGCAGCCACAAACTAAGGAGTAACAGATGGGAAAAGCATTTGATATTTCTAAGTTTAGAAAGTCAATCACTAAGTCCATTGATGGTCTTGGTATTGGCTTTAACGATCCAACAGATTGGATCTCAACTGGCAACTATGCTCTTAACTATCTTATCTCTGGGGACTTCTTTAGGGGAGTTCCTCTTGGTAAAGTTACAGTATTTGCCGGTGAAAGCGGTGCAGGAAAGAGTTATATTTGCTCTGGAAACATCATCCGACACGCACAAGAACAAGGTATTTTTGTTATCCTAGTTGATAGTGAAAATGCTCTTGATGAAAAATGGTTGTTGGATCTAGGTGTTGATACCAGTGAAAATAAACTACTTAAACTCAATATGGCTATGATTGATGATGTGGCAAAAACCATTTCTGAATTCATGAAAGAGTATAAATTGATGCCAGAAGAAACTCGTCCAAAGATTCTTTTTGTCATTGATAGTTTAGGTATGTTGTTAACTCCTACCGACGTTAATCAGTTTGAAGCAGGTGAGATGAAGGGTGATATGGGCCGCAAGCCTAAAGCACTTACAAGTCTTGTTCGTAACTGTGTTAATATGTTTGGCTCGTGGAATGTTGGTATGGTTTGTACAAATCATACATACGCAAGTCAGGACATGTTTGATCCAGATGATAAGATATCCGGCGGTCAAGGTTTTATCTACGCTAGTTCCATTGTGGTTGCTATGCGTAAATTGAAACTAAAAACCGACGAAGATGGTAATAAAACTACTACTATCAACGGTATTCGTTCAGCCTGTAAGATTATGAAAACACGCTATTCTAAACCCTTTGAAGCAGTACAAGTTGAGATTCCATACTCAACAGGTATGAGTCCATTTAGTGGTTTAGTTGATTTGTTTGAAGCTCGGGGTAAGTTGAAGAAAGAAGGCAATAGTCTTGTTTATACAACCAAAGATGGCGAAATTATTAAACAATTCCGCAAAGCATGGAACAGTAATGACAAAGATGGATTGACCGTAATTATGGCTGAATGGGATGATAGTATTATTATGCCTGTAGAGGCAGCAGAAACAGAGGAAGCATAAAATGGAAGAAGATTTAATTATTGGCGTATGGGACACTTTTAAGGATTATGTCCCTGAAAAGAATCGTGAAACAGCAGCAACTCATTTTGTAGATTTTTTAATTGGGCAAGATGTTGAGTTGTCAGTACTCGAATCAGTGATGGGATTTGATCCGCATCTCGATTCTGCAATACAACTCATAGTAGATGAGTTTAATGATGAAAACGAGATAGACGAAGACGAAGACTTCTACGAAGACGAGGAGTAATTGTGAATTGGTACAGCAAAGTAAGCAAGGATATTGCTCACTTGCCAGGCTGTATTGATTACTATTACCTTGAATTAGACGCAGCAAGAGCAGAGGTTAAAATCCATGGAAATGTGGAAAAATCCTCTGCTGCTTTGCCTGGTATTGTTGCTCATCGATTTAATCAACTTCAGGAAATTGAAGGTATCTTAGAATATCTAAACATTGAACTACGCCGCTTACGTTCTAAAACTTTTAAAAAATATTTGGAAAATTATCAACGTGCTCTCAGCAGTAGAGATGTTGAAAAGTACGTAGAAGGTGAGGCAGATGTAGTTGATATGGAAAAGATTATCAATGAGTTTGCACTATTACGCAATCAATGGCTGGGTATTATCAAAGGTCTGGATATCAAACAATGGCAACTAAGTAATATTATAAAACTCCGAACAGCGGGTATGGAAGACGTTGTTATTTGACATAGAAAGGACTTGCGTCCTTTCTTATTTTGTAGTATAATAATGTATCATGTATATTGAAGATTTACTCCACCCATTGATGTTTGCTGTTAAGACCAATCGTTATGATACAACGTTGGTTCAGAGTTTCTATGAGCAAATAAATCACAAAAGTTTGGGCTTTACAGAAAAACAAGCCACAATAATGCTTAAAATCTCAAAAGCATATAAACAACAGATTAATGTACATCTTGGTAAGGATATAACTATATTATTAGACAATCCTCAATTCAAATATAATATCAGAACCATTAGTCTAGTGAAACATATATCTGTAATTGCCAATTCAAATAAGTCTAAATCCATTTTGGTAAAATTTCCCTATGATGAAAAATTAGTTACTGAGATTAAATCTAACAAACAGAAATTTATATCAGCAGAATGGAATCCAACTGAAAAAGCCTGGGTTTTTTCATTAGAAGGTGCTACCATTGAATATTTCAGTGGATATGTCATGTCTAAAGGATTCACTACCGATGATGAATTTAAAGGGTATATGGAGCAAACACATGAAATTATCAACAATGTTGAAAAATATGTTCCTATGTTGACTATTGAGCAAGGAATTCCTAAAATTGTCAATATTCCTGCTCATGTTCCCCAACCTACAAGTACTGATCTTCTCCAAGCATTGTTCGAATCTAGACGAGTAGGCGTTACTACATGGGATCAATCGGTTGATGAATCGTTGTCTATATACAACATATCAGACACTACTAAAGATTTCATAAAATCTGCCCCTAATGAGAATTTTTCCATAAATTTGGAAGAAAAATCAATTTTAGAGTTAACATCAATTGTGAAGAATCTGTTGCCTTGCATTGTTACCATACCCGGTGGTAATGAATTAAGCAAAATACAACAGGCATTAGAATTGTTAAAAGAGGCAGGTATTGAAAATCACCAAATCAGTGTATTGTTTCGTTTACCCAACGAAAATGGTGGTGATTTTAACAAATTTGTCAAAGAAGAAAAATTAAATTCACCTGTCTCTGAAACAACCAAGGTAGTAGTCCTTAGTGGAAAACTTCCTAAGCCATTGTTTGAATCTGAACTAAAATTTAATTGTGTGTTGAATTTTAATTTCTATAATGTTCACTATACTCTTGCTAATTTCATGAAAAACAAGCATAATGTTATTAATGTGTTAGCAGATAAAAAGCAAAAGGTATATTGATTTGGCCACTTGTACGGTTATTATTAAAGATGAAGTAAATGTTAAGATTGAAAATTTAGATCTTGATATTCGTAAGGCCTTGGTTAAAAAATTCAAGTACGAAGACCCCACTGCTCGCTTTAGACCCAGCTTTAAATTAGGTCGATGGGACGGTAGTATCAGTTTCTTTGGTCTTGGTGGCTCAACCTATCTCAGTATGCTTGTACCAGTGTTGGAGTACATTGAAAGTAAGAATTATTATATTGAAGTTGAAGATCACCGTGTTCCAACTAACCTGGAATTTAGTGAGATTTTTGAGGATTTTTGGGGTGAAAAAACATGGCCGTTAGGACATCGCTTTGCAGGACATCTTATTCGATTACGTGATGACCAAGTTGATGTTATTAACAAATTTCTAAAAAATCCACAATGTTTACAGGAAATTGCCACTGGTTTTGGTAAGACAATTACCACCGCAACTTTGGCAAAAATCTGTGAAAAATACGGTCGAACAATAACCATTGTTCCTAATAAAAGTTTGGTAGAACAAACTGAGGAAGACTTTGTCAATGTTGGTTTAGACGTTGGTGTGTATTATGGAGATAGAAAAAATCTTGATAAAACACACACAATTTGTACTTGGCAAAGTTTAAATATTTGGGACAAAAAAAGCAAAAATGACGACGAAATTTTACAGATTTCTGAGTTTCTAGCAGACGTAAGAACTGTCATGGTTGATGAGGTACATATGGCTAAGGCTGATGTATTGAAGAAATTGCTTACACAAAATCTAAGTCATGTACCAATTCGTTGGGGATTAACTGGAACTATTCCAAAAGCAGAACATGAGTATCAAGCCTTACGTGCAAGCCTGGGAGAAGTAGTAAATGTGGTCAAAGCACATGAACTACAAGAAGCAGGTATATTGAGTAACTGTCACGTTAATGTTGTACAAACGTCGGAGTGGAAAGAATTTGGAAGTTATGCAGAAGAATTAAAATATCTTGTCACTGATGAAACAAGGATGACATATATCAGTAACATGATTCGCAATATTGCAGCATCTGGAAATACCTTGGTCTTGGTCAATAGAATTGACTCAGGTAAATTTATTATTGAACAAATACCAGAGGCGGTGTTTGTGTCAGGTGAAGTTAAAACTAAAGACAGGAAAGAAGAGTACGATGAAATTAGAACTGCTAATAACAAGATTATTGTGGCGACTTTTGGTGTGGCCGCTGTGGGTATTAATATCCCTCGTATTTTTAATCTGGTTCTTTTGGAACCCGGAAAAAGCTTTGTTAGAGTTATACAATCGATTGGACGCGGTATACGAAAAGCAGACGATAAAGACTTCGTACAGATCTGGGATATAACCGCAGCCAGCAAATACGCTAAAAGACATTTGACAGAAAGAAAGAGGTTTTATAAAGAAGCCAAATACCCATTTAACATTGAGAAAGTAAAATATATATAATGCAGATCTTAACACTAAACAACGAGATATTTTATCTCAACGAACTACCAGAAGAAGTAGATGACGATCTGAGATTTGCAGTATTGGATAATAGCGATAATAGTAATCCAGATTATTTCTTTATTCCATTAATATTCCTTGAGTCATTTACAGGACCTGCGGCTGTATTAAAAATAGGTAAACATGAACTTACCATGCCATTAGATTGGTGTGCTATTGTGGGTGATCCTGAAGGTCCTGATATGGAAGTATTACCACTAACTAGTTTAAATGATCGTGGCTTCAAAACATTTTGCTTCAATCCATTGAGTAGTTTTAGACCAGAATTTCATGAGATTGATATCATTGATGTTTATCAAGATGTCAAATGGTATTTTCCAAAGATGAAACCCGGACAACTATTATGCACACCATTGGAAGCAGGTCCTAAACCAACCTGTGCATATTTTGTCAAAGAGGTTAGTCGTCAAAGTGAATTAGTAGATTATACAAGGTGCTGGTAAATGCCTATATTTGAAAGTCCAGATAAAGGTGAAACTGTGTATGTTAGAGAAGAAGGTTCTATTAATCGTGTATTGATTAGTCAAACTCCAAAGTCAAGAGAAACATACAAAGAGATACAAGAACTTAAATTATGGGGTAATATTCATCGTGCGGCTAAGACCAATACTGCTTTACAAGAAGCATTGGATCGTGTTAAAGTAACATACTATCTAACAAAAGACCATGGCAACCGCAAAACTTGATATCAAACGCGAACTTAATGCTGTAGATCAAAAAAACTACAACTTTTATGATAACCTCACACCTGAGGAAAAGAAAACATTCAGCCCTTATATCCTAATGCGATATACTGCCAGTGTCCAAGGAGATAGGGATACGCAGGAATGGTTTGTTGAAATGACTAACGAAATGGTTAATAAAAATCATTGGGATCTAAGTAAGAATCATAAGGCATTACTGTGGAAATTGTTTGCTGCTACAGGTACAGGAGCAACTGCTTATCATCCATATCTAGCAGCAGGTAAGAAAGAAAAAGCCAACAAGATTGAACGACTATTGTGCGAACTGTATCCAGCAATGAAGATGACAGATGTTAAATTAATGGCCAAGATGATGGATAAGAAAGATCGAGAAGAACTATTTGATAAGATGGGTTTTGACAAGAAGCAACGGAAAGAATATGAGTAATGGGTAAAACTAATCCAGGTCATCGTGGCATGAAAAAACAAAAAGAAAAATTGAAAAAAGAAGCGCACGAACAAATGATAAAAGATGCAAATGCGCGGCACGATGCCCAGTATGGAAAAAATCCAGAGATTGTAAAATATTATACAGAGTACATCCCAGGTACAGGAATGAGACAGAGTAAATGATAGCATTAGTAGAACAACCACATAATTGCATACATTGCAAGAAGAATTTTATGCAAGAAAAAACTCTTGTGGCCCATATGTGCGAACGTAAACGACGTGCCCTACAACGAGATGAAAAGCGTGTCCAAGCGGGCTTTATGGCCTTTAATCGCTTTTGGCAATTGACACAAAATGCTAAACGTTCCAAGACATATGATGAATTTGCTGACAGCAGTTACTACAACGCCTTTGTAAAATTTGGTAGTTTTATTAATAATGTTAATCCATTGTATCCAACTAAATTTGTAGATTATGTAATCAAAAGTGGCGTCAAACTTGATCACTGGTGTAGAGACGAAATGTATGAAAAATACTTGTTTGATATACTAAAAGTTGAACCAGTAGAAAGTGCTGTTCAAAGAAGTCTCCAAACTATGATGGAATGGGGTGATTCGCATAGTGCAAATTATGCACATTACTTTTCATATGTAAGTCTTAATAAAGCAGTACACGACATACTTAATGGTAAGATTAGTTTTTGGATTATAATGAATAGCGATACCGGTAAAACTATGATCAGTAATATGAGTGACGAACAATTGGTAATGATTTCTCCTGTGTTTGATGTTCCATTTTGGATGAAAAAATTTAAACAAAGTCCAGCAGATGTTGCACTAGTAAAAGAAATTTGTGACGAGGTAGGTATAAAATGAGTGAAGAAAATGTTACAAAGTTTGTAAACTATCATCGCATACGGGTTATTGATGATAACAAACGTGCCCATAGACATACACGTATGCATGTGAAATATTTTCACAACTCTGCCGACTATAACGAATTAACAGCCATGGATGCTATAGAATATGAAACTGTAAAACTATTAACAGTGGAAATTACAGAGAGTGAGTTAGAACGTATTGCAGACTTTGAAGCAGAAGTTTATAATAACTTACATGTGCGTGGTCATTATAGAATGTTTGAACATATGACTGAATTAAAAGAAAAAGAAAAATATATTAAGAATAAATATCCAGCAGTGAAGAAGGCTTACGAACATTATAGTCTAATGTTAAAATTAGCAGAAAGCGGCGAACTATGAAAATACCAAAAGAAGGAAGCAGGTGGGCTACTATTACCGAAACATTTGTTGTATTACATACAATTGAATTAAACGGGCATATATGGATTCATTATAGACTAGAATCTAGTGATCGAGAATATAGTTGCTATGTGGAAAGTTTCTTAGAAAGATTTACACCTGTACTATGAAACAAAAATTTATTGACCTATACATGGACTGGGCTACTCGTACTGCCCAACTTAGCCATGCCCGACGATTACAGGTAGGTGCTGTTATTGTTAAAGATGACAGCGTGATTAGTTATGGTTACAATGGTATGCCGGCAGGTTGGGATAACAATTGTGAAAATATTGTAGGATATAACATGGGAGAACCCATGCTTAAAACTAAACCGGAAGTGCTTCATGCTGAATCAAATG